CGGTATGGTAGTATTCTTTTTGCCATAATTTTTTTCTCCTATATTAGTATGAAATTTTAACAGAATCTTTGAAAGTCTTTGCGAAACGATCGCGAAGAGAATCTCCGTCAGAGGAGCTTTCGTTGTTGTTTACGATAGCAGCGTCTTCAACTTCAAGATTTTCAAGAGCTTCAGCGACTTCGTCGGTACTCTCTTCTTGAGTTTCGGATGCTTGTGCAACTTCAACTTCTTCAGTTTCTTCTGTTGTTGCTTCTGAAGCTTCAGTAGTTTGAGCAAGGCGCTTTTCAATTTCTTGAGCTACGCGATCTTCAAATGCTTTTTGTTCAGCAGCGATAAAATCTTTGTTTTTGTGTTTCCAAACTTTAGCAAGTTTTTCTTGATAACCAGCAAAACTGTCTTCAGTTTCATCAAGGCTAGCAAGTTCAGATGCTACGATTTTGGAATCTTCTTCGTCAAGTTCATAAATTTCGCTTAAAACTTCCATGCGGGAGTTAAAACGAACTTCTGCTTCGCGAGCAGCATTCTCTTCTTCGAGGGCTGCAAGCTTTTCTTGCGTTGATTGTAGTTGCTGTTCTACTTCACCCATTTTCTCTTGAAGAGAATTTTGAGCCTGAACAGCTTCTTCTTTTTCAGCTTTAGCTTTATCAAGGTCGGCGACATATTGTTCGCCTTTCTCGCGAATAGCCTCGATAAACACCTTGGAGATGCTGGCGACGCTTTCTTCAGAGAAATCTTGGTTGCCAAGCTTTTCGTCTAAAGCTGCTCGGAATTCATTTATGATTGTTTCTTTGTCCATAATATTATTATTAGGTTCTTTGTTTAGTACATTTTCTTGAGAGGAATGGGAAGTTTTTTTACTTTTTGTTATTAACTTGTCAATTGGTTCATTTCTATTAGACTTGGCTGGCTGTGGCTCGCCCTTCTCTGCGATAAGACCTTTTACGTCTGCAGCAGGGTTTGAAGTGAACCCAATTCCTAGCGGATAAATTTCACCAACGATTAATCTATTGACTTTTCTTCCGTCTTTTAATATTCCCTTGCCTCCTAAAGATTTTAAATATGGAGAGTATGCTTTTATTTCTTGAGGATCAGAAATAATTGTTGACTGATGAAGGTCATCCCCTCCTACTGAAATCACATAATCATTAAATCCAACTTCCCAACTTGCTGAAACCGTCGCATAATAATCGCTTTCTGCATCAGTAGAATTAATTACGAGATCTGAAAATTCTTTGCTTGCGGTTTTATAAACAACTGCGGCAAGAGCAATATTGTATGCATTTTCTTCAATCAAAGCTTCGTCGTCAGACATCAATTCAGACGAGTCATCATATTTTGAAAATCCAGCAGAAACAATATGTCCTACAATTTTATCGCGGTCATGTTCAATGTTTGTTGGTTTATGAACAAAATAATCTTTTATTCTGACGGCAGCTTCACTATCTATGCCATCTCCATTTTTATTAAATTTGTTAACTACTGCGGCATTAAATGCAACGCCTAGTAAATCGATGTTTCGATCAAGATCAATATCAGAAGGAATCAGTGGGCGCAAAGCCTCAAGAGAAGCTTTACTGATATTCGACTCTTCAAAATCGCTTGATGCAAAAACTACACTATCGAATGTTGTTGTATATTTATATTCTTTAGACATTTATGTAAAAGGTACACTTAGTTTATAAACATGGGAGTAAAAGTATAATCTACATTCTGGACCTTTGCATTCATCATATCATAATAAAGTTTTATCATCCAATTTCCAAGCACTAATGCAGAATAAGAGTCTTTTCTTGCTTTTTCTGGCCCGGTCTGTCTTTTTAGAGATGGAGGCAAATCAAAAGTTTGTGTTCCACTAGCTGATGAAGATATTTGTATGAGAGAGCATTGTGTTTTAATTAAATTTATCATATCAAATTGATGTTCTACAAAGTCAATCATTTTCGCGGCATTTGTTTGTCTTTCTAAACTTTGAGATGTTCGCAGAAATTTAATATCTTGTATTGGTATTTTTTTATTTCTTTGTTCATTATATGCATCATCAATAGCGCGACTCGCGAAGTAGATTCTATGGTGATCAAAATTTGCTTGCAATAATTCATTTGCTAATCGAATCCATTGACTGGTTGGTTTTCGCAGATAACAAATCGTTTTATCTTTAAGATTATATTCTTTCTTTCCTTCTATTAATTTTTCTTGATAATGTTCTAGATCATCAAAGTTTGTAGTTAAGCATTTTATATTTAATTTATTTTTCTTGAACAAACTACTTTCATTACAAGCATTAATAAATTGTACTCCTCCATTATAGTCGCCAACAATACTGACAATATTAAAATGAGTAAGCAAATAATAAAAATAAAATATATGTTGTTTTAAATTAGTTCCACTTAAAGCGTAGCTATGAACAACTGTTCCGACTTTCTTTTCGTCGCTTAGCTTTAGAACCATCATGGCGAAATCATCACTGCTTTCACTTTCTGCCCAACTCGGGTCGAATGCAAGAATATATTTTGCACCAACTTCTCCACATACTTCTATGTGCGGATTCTCTCCATCTTTCAATGTACAAGATGCCATTTTTGATGTTTTAAAATATCCACTACTATCATCTGTAAATATAGATCCAAACTCTCGATCAAACTGGCTTTGACTCATTGTTGATTTTGCCTGATCCAAAAGATTTTGATCGTATAATTGCTTCGGCGCGCAATCATAACTAAATTGCATAATTACTCGATGAGCTTCACTTTGCTTTGTGCTTCCAGATCTAATCAAGTCTTCAAATTGCTCATAAGCTTTATACATATATTCAAACTTATAGCTGGCAGAACTAAGAGCGATTAATTTATTGTTTCTCCAAATATGCCTATCATCTTCAGACATTTCACCCTTATCAATTAAAGTTGATTCTAAATTATATAAAGATTCTCTCTGAGTTGGATTTTCAACAACACTAAGGAAAGGAATAATAACCTCATTATAAATACGTTCGGGCATCAGCGCAAACTCGTCAATAATAATTCTATGAAATCGAAAACCACGAAGTTTCTCACCGTCACCAAGAGGTAATGCTCGAATTCTACTACTTCCGATTTCCAGCAACCATTCGTCATTACTTTTTGATTTATGAGTAATGCACTGAGCGAGATAAGCGGCGCCTGGCTTTGAGGCGATATCCTCTATCTTTTTAAAAATCATTTTTGCCTGACGAAATGATTTGGAGAGAATACCAATCTCTACCCCCTGATTCATTATCGCATCAAGATATGCATAAATAGCAGTAGTAAATGACTTACTCATTCCTCGAGACCAAACCCCCATAAAGTAATCTGTCTCAAACATAGCCTTAATTGCCATATGTTGAAATGGAAACAATTGAACTCCACTAACAAGGTCAGCTGTAAATGTAATATTTTCTCGCAAGAATTTATACAATAAAATTTTAGCTTCCTTTTCTTCAATAAAGCCTTTAACTTGTTCAAGTTGCTCGTTAAAGCTTTGTTCCGAGCTTCTAGATAATTGATTTCCTGTTTCCCAAGCCATTATATTAATTCGTGATCGATGTAATATTGTAAATCCACATTCCAAAGTTTTTTACCTAATGTAAGAATTTTTGGAATTATACTTTCAGATTCTTCTCTGCTACCTGTAAAAACAAACTGACAACTTCCACAAAACTGATGGGCAAGTACTCTCATATTGTGATAAATATATTTCATGTTTGACATGTGTGGTGCCCATCTATTATGTTTCTCTATGCTAGATATACTGCCTTCTGTGACAACAAAAAGGTAACTGTCAAAATCTTTTGCTCTTTGAAGTTCATCGGTAAATCTTTGGAAATTATTTTTACTTAATGTTGATTTAAAATCCTGTTCGCCTTTTCGATCAACATATGTATAATCATAATGTTCTTTACCTACCGCATAATCGCCAAAATCTAATTTAAGAGATTCTGAATTTTTAAAAGTTAAAGGTTGTTGTTCACGAGTGTCAATAAATATTTTTATATTATCGTCCACTTTATTTTTCCATTCGGCAGGTAATCGTGAATTAAACATAGGCTTCACTCCAGCTTCTTCACACGCATATGTATATGAACCAAAATGTTCTTGATACAAATCAATCGTAGGCATTTCATTTACAGCTAACTCTAAATGTGATGGGCCAAACTTTAATTCTTTTTGCGCAACTCTATTTTTTAATAATTTTAATATATATGGTTTTACAATTTCTGATGGCTGTTCGTCACACCATTTTAATAATTGATCTCTTGTCGAAAAGTCTTTTGAAAAATACTGATCTTTATTCTTAAAAGGTAATAATTCATTAGTATACAAATTATATCGAGGATAATATTTTATATAATATTCTGCAAGAGTAATTTTATGTGAGCGCAAATGCATATGAAGCTTTTTCTCGCTTTCAAATTCTTCAGAGCATACTTTACATATATTCATTTCTCTATATCGAACACCTTTAAGTCGGATTGATCGAATCTCCTTCTGTTACCGAATAAATTTTTCCTCTGGATAAACCAGAAAATTTTTACAAAAATGCCAGGAATTAAAAAAGCCAACCCATTACTTCCGTAAACTTTTGGCTTCTCAGAATATAACTTGCGATAGAGAACAGGAAATAACACGCCGCTAAGTGTGCAATTTTTTATCAAAATATTTCTTGCTCTTGGTCTATCTGCGTCATCATAATCAGTCCAATTACCTAAATCAATACAGGCCCCATTCCACCAATATCTAAATGAATTAACGAACTGGCAGTTTATAAATGAGATCTTTTGAGCGCCCCCTTTACAAGTTACATGTTGCTTGGTTTTTTTGCTCGATATAAATTTGCAATTTTCGAAAGTAATATTGTATCCCCTAACTATATCCACGCAATCTTCATATCCGCCAATAATCGTTGTATTTAATACCTTTACATTTCTACAAAAAGACAGCTTTAAGCCCTCCGCTACCCCTGCTCCATTTATAACGCAAGAATCTATTAACAATTCAAATTCCTCTTGCCCAGGCCTCCATGCAAAACCCAAAGCGTTTTTGCCATAAAACTTAGACTCCTTTTCCTCTTTTTCTTCTGAAGTAAAGTATTTATTTTTAAAAACTTTTAAATTAGATGACATCTTCTTTTGAAATTCCTAATACTCTAGCCTTCCAGTCTGGCATAGACTCAAGTCTATCAGCTTCTTCTCTGGCGGCTTGCTTTTGTAGTGCTGCGATTTTAAGCATAACGCCCCTTTCTTCTTCTTCCTGAAAGAGTTGTACTAACGCCAGTATATTTGCGTTTTGCTGCTGTTTTGTATTTATTCTTTTTGACCTATCCCCCTGCAATTTTTGAATCAACGACTCCATACGTTTTTCGCACTGATTATATTCTTCACTTTTTGTTTTAAGTAGTTCCGCCAAGCGAACAGTTAGATCTTGTTGATCTTCTGCTTCATCAAACATTCTATTTAATTTATTGATAGCGCTTTGAATATTCTTCAAATGTATGTAATCCATACAAACATTAATATATAAATTAATCTCGTCGCTTGTAAGGTCAGGCTTGTCCCATGTTGCGCGAACAAACTCTGCTTCAAATAGATCTCGATCTGCTTGAGCGTCATAAGTATTAATAACCTGAATAAATCTCGGAGATGCAAGAAATCCTCCCAAAGATTCAATACCTTTTCTTTCTGACATGCTCAACTTATCTTCGTTGATACTAGTTTGCGCATAATCATTTATTTTTTTAATAATTTTGCTTGTAGCTTTTGGCGGAGAATATCTTTTGTTTATTGCGTCTTCAGATGCAGGAGTTTTAATTTCTTCACTCGAATCCACATAACCAAAAACTGCTTGATATTCTTTTGAGGTATTAGTTATTCTTGATTCTGGAAATAATACAGAAGCTATCTGAGAACAAGTCATTCCATCAGATATAGATTGCTCAATAAAATCTTTCTGTTCCTCGGTTAAATCAATATCGTCTTTTGGGTAAATATGTTTTGTTTCATATTCAATTTTATTGTTCAATAAAAATTCCCTTACAGCTCTACCTTGCTTACTACGACCATCAATCTTTTCTGCGTCAGGAAATACCAATCTAGTTAATTCGGTTAGGTCAGATATATCTCGCGCATTCTCGCGGATAATTTCTTTCTGTTCTTTACTTAACTCCATGGCGGCACAGATCTTACAGCTATAATATCCTCAGTCTTCAATATCTCTTGGGCTTTTTGTTTGAATATTTTTTTAAGATTTTTAATTTGTTTATATCCAGCTTTTCTTCCTTTTTCACTGGTCTTGTATCCCATTTTTCTTGCAACTTCTTCTTCATCCATATGTTGTACAAACAATAATTCATAAACCTGATATTGTTTAGAAGATAATTCTTTTTGCATATATTCATTTAATTTTTTGTGAGATTCAATTATATCAAAGTTCTGATCCTGCATAGAGTGAACTTCGTGACTATGATTCTCTAAAGCTAAAGCCATTTTTATGCCGTATGCAGGTTTTTTAGTTCTTTCCCATTTTGCATACAAAGGGCAGGTGGAATCCTGCAAGCCGCTTTTGGTAAATCCGCATAATGAAGACTCCCCTCCATCTTTTGTTGCACAGGATTGATTAAATGGGCAGTTCAGGCATGGTCTTACAAAATTACTATAATTATTGCGCAAAATGTTTTTCATTTGATTGGTAATAATTTTATTTATCCAAGGCTTTAAGGATCTACGCTGATCCCATTGATGCCATTTTTTATAAATATGAGCTCTTATTATTTGCTCAACATCTTCAAAGTCAAACCATGCCAGCGAATCCAGGAACCATTTACCTCTTCTTTTTTTTATTTCTAAATCAATCTCTTTCGCTTTATCCTCGTAAGTAAATTCAGGATTTTCTTGGTCGCCCACGTTTTCTTGTCTTTTTTGGTGTGGTTTTTTCTTTATCCATATCCTCTAGCTCTTCTAAAGGAATAAGATCTTTCAGATTAAAAGAATTTTTGTCTTGTTCTATACTATAAGAAAGCTTGGAAATGTGAGGAACTTCATAAACGTCAGACCCATCTGGATCATCGTCGAAATCTATAGAGCGCGATTTTAATTTTCGCGCAGGCGCTGGTTTTTTGACACTAGAAGTGTGTTTTGCTGCAGATAATATATTTAAACCCTCTCCACATCCCCCGCAAAATTTTGGAGCATGTAAAGAGTACATATTTTTGAAGCCACAATGAGGACAATAAGAAAAAGCCATAATACTCTATTATAGCTTAAAATATAATTATATCAAATAACCGCTTATAACTCGAGCTTGTTTTTTTGTAAATTCTTCAGCATCATCACTCCATACTCTTTTTTCCTTTACATATTCCAGGCATATTACTCCTAGTATTTTTCCATTTAGAGTTTTAATTGGTCTAGCAAATATACTCTTGACTCCTTTGTCTTGTAGAAATGACTTAAATCCTATATCCTCATTATATGCCTCTAAATCTTCGCATGAAAATGTTTTTTCTTCTGCTATTTTTTGAACCAATCCATGAAAATTTGAAATCCTTATGTTTTGCATATTATGACACTCAGAACTAATTCCTTCGCTCATTGTTTCATATGTGCAGCTTAATTTTTGCTGACTTCTTCCAGAGAAATAATGCTCTCCATTATGAAATTCCATAACATATACTCTATCCGCCTCAGTTTCCTCCATTATGAAATTTAATGCAGAAACAACATTTGCATGAGATGAGGGATCATAATTAAACTCTTTGCTTTTTTTCTCATCATATTTCAGTTTCGCCCACATTCCAACTACCGCCGTTACCGCAGAGACAACACCGGTTAGCACGCTTATAATATCAAGTTCACTATTCATTTTTAAAAATTAAAGATGCAAACGATAACAACATAACCAATCCAATAATCATTCCAAACCAAATCCAAGGCCCAATATAATCATAGTTTTGCGCATCATTTACAATAGATAATACATTATAATCTGTTGTATTAGAATCAATATTTTTATATTTTTCGTTTTCCTGTACAATTTTTTTTGCGCATGAAGCGAAAAACAGCAAGGCAAGAAATAAAAACCTCATCGACGCTTACTGGGAATGGCGTAAAACCCTACAACCATAAAACATAAATCCATAAAAGATGCCAGCATTAATCCTCCGGTCATTTGAACTATGTCCCAATCTTTCCCGCCAAAAATCCAACTAAAAAATCCCCATTTCGCGTTATCTCCTTTTGGAACAATTAAATTGTATGTAATATTAGGATTCATCGCATAATAAATCATTAAAAAACACATCGTAAAAGTAATACTCATAAATAAAATTCGTCTTGTTACTTTCACAAATGGATCTTTTGCATTTTCAGACTGACTTGCTATCAATGCATCGAGCATTTTTTCATCTCTTGCGGCAAGCGCCAATTGATCTTGCCTTTTTTGCTCTAGCCATGCATTTATAAGATTGCAAGCGAGCTTTATACCCGCCCCTATAATTGTATTTAAAATGGGGCCCATATGCTATATATACACCTTCTAGTTAAAAAAACTTAAAAAACGTGTAATATATTATATGTCTCAAAAATCAATTCTTGAAACTTTAAGTAAAAATCTAAATTCATATCAATCAACCTGTTGGTTAAAAACTGAAAACGCAAAATTAAATGGCTCTACCCCAGCAGAATTAATGATGGAGAATAAAACAGATAAAGTTATTAAAATTTTGCCTGACGAAATTAAAAGAATAAAAAGTAAAAAAAATTAATTTTTCTTAGATTTTTTCTTGCGAGCTAATTGACTGTAACAAACTGCGGCTCTTTGCTTCGTATCCTTGAATTCTTTTTTATCCGACAAATATGTCATACAGCGATTCATAAATTCGCTATTTTTTTCTTTAGGGCTTGGGGATGGAATAGGCATTACATGTAAGCGTGAATATAGACATACCACGAATTGTTTGAGCTTATGTGGTAATAAATATTTTCATCAATTACAGGCGCCCATAAGGAATTGTGGGTCCATTGTGATTTGTCGCTAGCATTGAATATAAAATTATGCTTGATTGATGTATCATCCACTCCATTATGATTTGCGGTATAAAAGCTAAAATTCATGTTTGGGTGCGCTGCACCTCTGTGTTGAATAGATATAAAAACATTGCTGGCTGAGCTTGGAATACCTAAGTTGGTTACATTATAACTTTGAAATCCTCCTTGATTGGTATTTATTGTCCCTGAGGCGCTTAAAAAAACCATCCCTCCTGCGACAGGATTCATTATATTGGTTGCGCTCATATGATATGTCGCACCATTTGGTTTCTGCACAATCAATAGATCTTCGTCTGGATTATAATTATTGATGTCGAGAGTATCTAAATTTTCTATAGTTTTATTGGCCATATTTATATTTACACTTTAATCTTAATTTATACTTAAAAGAGGTTTGCAAATCATTTGCACATCTTTATTTTATATATTATATATTGTATAATGCAAGATTAAACTTTAAACAATCTTAATTACTTATAATATACTATATGAAAGATCATCTGAGTGCCGTGAGCGTATTGTTGCTGTTGTTCTACATGGGGTGGTTCATGTGGGACCAAAATAAATTAATTCAAAAACAAAACGAAGAAATAAACACATTAAAACAACAAATATTAATTCAAAGCATGTTTATTCAAACACCAAATAATAAATCATACAATAAAATATACGATTAAAATATGAGCAATTATTCACTAGAAGGTTCAGCGAGTCAAGTAAATGATAGTCCAAATAATGGTTACGGGTCTCCGCCGCCACTTTTTGAAAGTACAATCTCTACAACATTATCCTTTCAGAGAATTAATATATCTATGAATTATCCTGAAATTGAAAACAAGGCATTTTTGCTTGTTAAAATGTCATATCAACGCCAGCCCGACGCAAGCACAGCAACTGTTCGCGGTCTGGATGTTACGACAAGTCATTTATATGATCAAAGTATTTCATATCAAATTTTTTACAAAAGAACAAGTACAAATAACATAAATGACGTGTATCATTGGCATTCTGCAAATTTATTTCTGCCAATCATTAAACACACAGACGGAAAATCATACGTAAACTTAAAATTGGGGACTCAGTTCGGAGCAACATATTATATTGAAATGTTGGTGAGAGGGGGTATTGGGTAAAATGAAAGAACTCCACGAAGCAATAGAATATTTAATTCCGGGCGCTCAATGGAGCAGGATAGGAATCAAAAATTCAAAGAAAAATATTGCCGATCAAATTAATTGGCTGGACCTGAAAAATCAGGAAAAACCTACTGAGCAAGAAATATTGAATGCAATTGAAGAAGTAAAAAAGCAAAAACCATTAAAAGAACTGCGACATACAAGAAATATATTATTGCAAAGATCAGATTGGATTGTTGCGCGATCAACCGAAAAAGGTGAGCCTGTTCCCCAAGAATGGAAAGATTATCGACAAGCATTACGCGATTTACCCGAAAAACTGGCGCGAGATGAACAAAATAATATAATTTATCCAAAAATTCCTGATTAATACTTTAATTATTAGAAAATATATATATAATCTAACATGACAGATCAAAATATTCAAAATTCAGATTCCTCAGATGAAAACGTATCAACTGAGCGTGAAGACGCTGCGGTTGCATTAGCGAATGAATTCCTTAGTCGCGCGACTCTCGGAGAAGCTCTTTCGCAAGTATCGATGAATGCTATCATTCAATTAACGCAAAATCGTGCCATACAACAAGGCCGCGAGCAAGTTAAAGAAATGGATGATGATCAAGTGAAGCAAATTCTCGAAGCAGTTGAAAAAGCAAAAACTGAAGATGCCGCGAATGAAGCGGTAGAACAAGTTAGCGAAGAAACCTCCGAAGCCGCTGCAGCGAGTTAATTATTTCGCTTAAATTATAGCAGGCGATACGGTCTGTTACTATATTGTAACCCGGGGTAGTTCCAATGCTATACCCGGGTTCTTTTTCGCTTGAGAGAATCAAATCGCTGACAAAATCATGCGCACCATGTTGTTTTAACCAATTCCAATATACACTGCGAGTTCCAGGCGAACACTCTAATAATACATCATCAAAGACATAAGTTTTTGCATACAATGTAATATCACGAAAACAAGATATTTCACTTGGAGGTTCAGATAAGCAAGATTCTATTATCAATTTCACTTTTTTATTTTTTCTTTTGTATTTTATGTATTACATATTTTAATATTTCACTTCTTTTTATATCTTCTGCTCCAAAATGAAATGTATGTATGCCTTTTTCTTTGCTTTCTTGGTCGTTAAAAAGTGAATACATGTCCGCGAATCCACTTTTTCCATTAATATCGCTTTGCATAGGGTCACCGCAAATAATTAATTTGCTGCCTTCGCCAAGGCGAGTCATCAATGTAGTTAACTCTTTGAATGTGAAATTTTGAGATTCATCCGCGATTACTACCTCGTTGCGCCAACTTGCGCCGCGAAGATAGTTGATCGGCATTCCTTTTATAATTTCTTTTTCTTTTACTGTACTTGCTTGACCAGGAATTAATAGTTCATCTAATTTTTCATTCATTGGCATCATGTATGGATTGATTTTTTCCGCCATTTCTCCAGGTAATGCGCCGAGGCTCTTTTCGCCGCTCTCTGCGATTGTGCGTACATATGTGATGCCACGCTCATTATTCATGTTGTAGAGCTGTAGAGCGCCGTATATGGCCACGTATGTCTTGCTTGTGCCCGCAGGGCCGCTTATGAATATTATTTTACTATCATTATCAAATATAATTTTTAATAATTGTAATTGTTTATCTGTTAATGCAACTTTTTTTAACTTTATGTTTGTTTTAGTTAATGATTGACGGATTTTTTCGATGTCCGCCTCATTCACGATTTCTGGTTGTTTTTTGCGTCGAGGCATAATATATATTATTGTATTATAAAGTACACGTTTTTTAAGTTTTTTTTAAGGCGGACTGTATAAATTAAATAATTATAAATAGGTTATTTTAAAAAAGGCCGCCGATTTTTTTTGAACCGAACATATGTAGTAGAATTTATAATGCAAATTTCATATTGAAAAAAGGCACCCCCCGCCGCTACTGCACAATTCGATCGAAAAATGAATTCATTTAATGGGTAGGGTCAAGGTGGGGG